GAATTATTAGAAAGAGACTTTCAAAAAGTAAAGGCTCAATTATTAGGAGAACCAATAAATGAAATCATCAATACTTAATATTATTTACTTATTTATTTTTATTATAATTTTCTTTTATCTTAAGTATTATATAACAAACTTAAACACAAATGTAAAGGATTTAAAACATGATATTGAATTGAGGGAAGCTCAAAACGATAGCATCGCGAAAAAATTAGATAGTATCGCAGTTAAAAAAGTAGAAGTAACTAACAGAATTGATAATAGAACAACTACTATTAATAATTTGCAAGAATCATTAAATACATTACCTACGTATGATACTAGTCTAACGAATGCAGTAATGTTTTTACATACATTCGGAAATAAACAATTAAATTCACAATGAAAAAAATAATACTTTTTATAGTACTATGCCTAGGTTTAGGTATAAATATAAAAGCTCAAGTACCAGATACATGTTTTTCTAGAAGAAAAATTACGAATATATACAATAATATTAGAGTATTAGAACATAGAGATTCTATTCATACACAATTAATGGAAGAATATAAAAATCAATGCATTGATTTTAAATTAGCATTAAAATTAGATAGTATAACTATTGAAGGATATAAAGTTCAAAATGCCAATTTAAATGCAAATGTAAATGATTGGAAACGAGCATACGAAACATCTAAACCAAAATGGTATGAAAAGCCACCGATAATGTTATCTTCTGGCGCAATACTAACAATGTTCTTATTTAAATTATTTTAATATGGCTAATGTAAATGAATATCAAAATAAAGTTGTCCAAACTCCACAAAATGTAAAGGATATTATAAAGGAGGAATATAAAAAATGTGCAAAGGACCCAGTGTACTTTATGCGTAAATATTGTTATATTCAACATCCTATGAAAGGCAAAATGCTTTTCGACCTTTATCCATTTCAAGAACAGTGCTTATATGACTTTAGAGATAATGATAGAAATATTATTTTAAAGTCACGTCAGTTAGGTATTTCTACTTTATCTGCTGGATATACATTATGGTTAATGGTATTTCATGAAGATAAGAACTGCTTAACTATTGCTACGCGTCAAGAAGTAGCTAGAAACTTAGTAACTAAGGTAAGAGTTATGTATGATAATTTACCTAGTTGGCTAAAGCAAAATGCTCAATCTACAGAAGATAATAAATTATCATTACGTTTATCAAATGGTTCTCAAGTAAAAGCATCTTCTACATCAGTTTCTGCAGGTCGTTCTGAAGCAGTATCATTACTTATTATTGATGAGGCTGCATTTATTGATTCTAATACAATTGAAGAATTGTGGGGTGGTTTGCAGCAAACAATGGCAACGGGTGGTAAATGTATTATGTTATCTACTCCCAATGGTATGGGTAACTTTTTCCATAGAATGTGGCAAAGAGCAGAGGAAGGAGATAATAACTTTCATACTATTAAGTTACATTGGACAGTACATCCAGATAGAAATCAAACATGGAGAGATAAACAATCTGCAGAATTAGGAGATAAATTAGCAGCTCAAGAATGTGATTGCGATTTTACTACATCTGGTAATACGGTTATTGACCCGATGATTTTAAAATGGTATTGGGAAGAATCTGGATTAGTTCATGACCCTATAGAAAAACGAGGATTTGATGGAAATATGTGGGTATGGAAGTATCCTGATATAAATAAGTCATATATGGTTGTAGCTGACGTTTCTCGTGGGGATGCATCTGATTATTCTTCATTTCATATTATTGACATTGAAACTGTAGAGCAATGTGCTACATATAAAGGAAAGTTAGACCCTAGAGATTATGGAAATTTATTAGTAGCTGTAGCGACAGAATATAATGATGCTTTATTAGTAATAGAAAATTCAAATATTGGATGGGCTGCAATTCAGCCGGCTATTGATAGAGCATATGGAAATTTATTTTATAGTAGTGCAGATTTAGCTGTAGTTGATATTCAACAACAAATGGCGTCTGGATATGATTTAGCTACGAAATCTAAAATGACCCCAGGATTTTCTCAAACATCAAAAAATAGACCATTAATTATATCTAAACTAGTAGAATATATGAGAGATAAATCTCCTATTATTCATTGTAAACGAACAATTAATGAACTTCAAAATTTTATTTGGAATGGTTCTAGACCAGAAGCTCAATATGGATATAATGATGACTTAGTAATGGCATTATCAATCTCACTTTGGGTTAGAGATACTGCTTTAAGATTGCGTCAGCAAGGATTAGATCTTCATAGAAAAACAGTAGGGCTAATAGGAAAATCTGCTCCTGTATATTCAAGATCATCACATACAACACAACAAAATCCATGGATAATGAAAGTTGGCAAACAAGATGAAAGTATTTCTTGGTTGTTATAAAATATCATTACTATTACATAAAACATATAATTATAATAAAGATATAAGTGTCATTAATAGATAAATCATTAGGAGCAAGATTAAATCGATTATTTTCTAATAACGTTATCGTACGTAGAGTCGGCGGTAAAAAGTTAAGAGTAATTGATACTGATAGATTACAATCATCAGGTAACCTAGAACAGTCAAAGTATGTAGATAGGTTTACTAGATTACATGGTATTAAACCAAGTATATCTACTTATAATAATAACTACAATTATCAAAGTTCAAGAACAGAATTATATACAGATTATGAAATCATGGATATGGATTCTATTATCGCAGCAGCATTAGATATTTATTCTGATGAAGCAACACGTAAGAATGAATATGATGAAATATTGACAATCAAAAGTTCAGATGAAACAATTAAAAAGGTATTAGAGAATTTATTCTATGATATTTTAAATGTGGAGTTTAATTTATGGCCATGGATCAGAAGTATGTGTAAATATGGAGATTTTTATTTATATTTAGATATTAGAGAAGATATTGGTATTGTTAATGTTACACCGCTTTCTGCTTATGAAGTAATTAGAGAAGAAGGGATGGACCCAAACAATCCTTATCATGTACAATTCTCTATTATGGGTAATAATAAAATCAAGTATAAAAATTACGAGATTGCACATTTCCGTTTATTAACAGATTCAAATTTCTTACCTTACGGCAAATCAATGTTAGAACCAGCACGTAAAGTTTGGAAACAATTAACAATGATGGAAGACGCGATGTTAATTCATCGTGTAATGAGAGCCCCAGAGCGTCGTATTTTTAAAATAGACGTAGGTAATATACCAACTAACGAGGTTGATAACTATATGCAGCAAATCATGAATAAAATGAAAAAGAAGCCATATATTGATCAGCAAACAGGAGATTATGATTTAAAGTTCAATTTAATGAATATGCTAGAAGATTTCTATCTTCCAGTTCGCGGAGGCTCTTCTGGTACTGAAATTGATACTTTATCTGGAATGGAATTTACAGGTATAGAAGATATTGAATACTTAAAAAATAGAATGTTAGCAGGTCTTAAAATACCTAAAGCATTTTTAACATTTGATGAAGGTATTGCAGGTAAAGCATTATTAGCTGCCGAGGATGTTCGTTTTGCTAGAACAATAGAACGTGTACAACGTATTATAGTTTCTGAGCTTACTAAAATTGCTGTTATACATTTATTTGCTCAAGGATATAAAGACGAAGATTTAGTTAACTTTGAAATTGGATTAACTACTCCATCAATCGTTTATGAGCAAGAGTTAATTGCTCTTTGGAAAGAAAAGATTGAATTAGCAAAAGAAATTAAAGAAGCAAAATTATTATCAGAAGAATGGATTTATAAAAATATATTTAAATTATCTGATAATGAATGGCAAAATGAAAGAGATAAAGTATTAGATGATATGAAAAATAATTTCCGTCAAACTCAAATCGAGGAAGAAGGAAATGATCCATTATTAACCGGAGAATCTTTTGGTACGCCTCATGATATTGCTTCTTTACATGTAAGTAAAAGAAATGCAGGTAAAGAAACAGAAATAGAAAATAACGGAAGACCTAAAAAAGGCGGTTCTATGTATGGAACTGATGCTCATTCATTAGGAAGAGATCCAATCGGGTCTAAAGGATTTAAACCTGGTATAGATTTATCTGTTAAAGAAGGTGTAAATACATCATCAAGTAAAGACGCTTTAAAGAGATTAGGATTAGTTTATGCAGAGAAAAATACATCTAAGAAATTAATTCTAGAAAGCATTCAGCCAAACAAAAAACAAAATTCTGATGCTGGGACTTATCTTGATGAATCTAACATTTCGGAATAATTTATTAACATCGTAAATAATTATTAATGTAATATATACATAGTATCAATACTGTATGAAAAAAATTAAACATAATAAGCTTCGCAACACAGGTATAATATTTGAATTATTAGTAAGACAAATAACTGCTGATATTTTAAATAATAAAGACTCACAGGCAATTCACATTGTAAAGGAATTTTTCTCTAAGAAAAGTAGCTTAGCTCATGAACTAAAATTATATCAAACTTTAACAAATGAAAAGCTTTCTAGTGAATGGAAAGCAGGTCAATTATTAGAGGCTGTAGTAAAGTCAAGAAAAAAATTAGACGAACAAACTTTAGAAAAACTTAAATATAGTTTAATTAAAAGAATTCGTGAAAGCTATAAATTAGAAGACTTCTTTCAACATAAAGTAAATAACTATAAAGTATTGGCTAGCGTGTATAAATTATTCGAATATGCTGAAGCTGATAATCCTGTTGATGTAGTAGATTCTAAATCTTGTATTTTTGAGCATTTAATCAGAAAGCCAGAAGATGTGCCTAGTGTAGAAAGTTTAATAGAAACACAGTTTGGCAAAGAAGATAAAGATATTAGATTATTATCATATAAAATCTTATTAGAGAAATTTAATGATAAGTATAATAAATTAAATCCTAATCAAAAACAATTATTAAAGCTCTATATCACAAATTCACCAAATAATCAAAATGAATTATTTGAATTTGTAATTAGTTCAGTTAAAGCAATTAAAACAGACCTAGACAAGAACATTAAAAAATGTGATAGTCAAGTAGTACAAATTAAATTATCAGAAGTAAATAATTTACTAACTACTATTACCGAATCAAGAATAATTAAAGATAATCATGTATTGTCTTTATTAAGATACTTTGAACTAGTAAAAGAACTTAAAAAAATTAATTAATATGGCATTCAAAAGACTTTTACAAGAAATCGAAGATAAGTTTAATGAAGTGAATCAGTTAGAAGAATTTGCTACTAGTAACATGTATTATACATCAATACCAGCTGTAAGTAAAACAAATGCTTTAAATGTTATTAAGTCTAATGAACTATTAAGATTGCTTATATTAAATAAACAATTAATATATCGTTTAGATATGAATGAAATAATATTCGAATCTGAGCATGAAAAAGCTATAGATTTATTAAATTCTAAATTACATAAAGCAGATATACCTATCATTAATTCTACATCGAAAAATGTACCATCAATGACAGAAGCTTCTACCTCGGGCGGGGCAGGTGCATATTTAACACCTAATGCATTTGGTCATGAAGCTCCGGAAAGTGCTATCACAGCATATGGAATGAAAAAAGTAGGCGCGCCTAATAAAAATACTAAATCATTAAAAGAATCAAATTATAAAAAAATGGTGTCTGAAATGTATAGTATATTAGAAGAAGGTAAGTATAATGATATTAAGAATGATCCTACCGTTTCTCCTAAAAAAAAAGTAAACTACGCGATTGCTGAAGTATATACTAAGTTATTTGAAATTGAAAAGATCATTTCAAGAAACATGAAACTTAAAAATGAAATGAATGTTGATAACAGAATGTATTGGAAATCTACAAAAGAAAAATTATCTAAACTTTCTGAAAGATTAAATAGAGTTTCGGGTTACCTAAAAAACTTAAGCGCGTAATAAAATAATAAACAATATGAGACTTAAAAATAAAATATTAATTGAAGGAGACACTTTATCAATCTTCGAAGGTATGTTTAACTCCATGAAAGGTGGAGCAGATTTACAGCACATTGCAAAAGTGATATATGATGAACTACAACAAATGGGTTCATATGATTCTTCAGATAGACAATCATTAATAAAACAAGCCGGATTATCGGGTAAAGATGCAGAGACAGTATCAGATATGTTATTTGATATGGATGCAGATGAAAGATACAACGATATGAGTAGATATGATGAATCTATTAATGAAGCTAAAGAAAAGAAAGACCCTGCTGAGAAAAAGAAAGCAGATAAAACTAATTACGGCCATAAAGATATGTCTGATGTAGATATGGTTAATCCTTATGAATTAAGAAAAGGAATACGTATTGAAATGGTAGATATTGATGATTATGAAAAAGCAATGGATAAAGCAGTTAAGAAATTAAAGAAAGATCCAATGTTTTACAGTAATCTAATTGCTAATTCTAAGGAAATTAAAGGCAAAAGATCAGACGTACCTACCGAAGTGAAGGATAAAAAACTTAATAAAGTATCTGATAAATTAAAGGATAAAGCAAATGAAATGGAAGTATCTAAAAAAGATGCTACTAAAAAGAATGCTAATGATTCTTTAAATAAAAAAGAAAAAGCTTCTGGAAAACCTAAAGGAGTAAAGGAAATGACAATGAAACCTAAGGCTTCTAAAGGAATGAAATCTATGACAGTTCCAGGCAAAGAAAAGAAAACTAACTTAAAAGAAAATGTTAATCTTTGGGAAGCATTTAAAAAGAACATCTTAAGATAATTATATAAAATGAATACTAATAATTTACTTATAGATTATCTTCCGTTTGAAGTAACGCCTCAAATGATTAA